GACCTTTGGGCCATCGCACAAAGCGAAATGGACTCTTGGGCCAAGGACGGAGCGTTCCCGTACGACAAGGAACTGCTCAACCTGCTCATGCAGACCGGGAATATGAAGGCGATGTCCCGGGAAACGGGCATCCCTTATAGGTCCATCATCTACTCCATCGAACAGGCCAAGGCCAAAATCAAAACCGCAATCGAGTCCAATGGATATACTGGTCTATCCCATCCTGATTAGTGCGCTTGCGACCCTTGCAGTCGTGGAGTTCCGGGTCCTGCCCCAGTGGTTCTACGCTTTGCCCTTTGCGAAGCGAAAGCCGTTTAGTTGCATGACCTGCTTCGGCTTTTGGCTTGGCTTTGCCCTGACCCTGCCGACCTGCCAATGGTACTTGGCCCCTATCCTCGGCCTTGCCACATCTGCCACCGCAATCCTACTCCGAGAATGGACCTTCAAATGACCAACGACCAATTCATAGTGGCCCAAAAGCATCGCAAGTATTGGGACCAATATGTGGCATCCCTAACCATGCGACTGCCACCCGATGCCGTTGGAGAACTGCAAGCCATCCTGACCGCTCATGGACGACCGCCCACAAACTGGTGGTGCGCTGACTGCGTAAAATCGGCTCTCCAATACATTTACCTTCAAGCGGACCTGTTCCTCGAAGTCAACCAAAACACCGTTACAATCCCACTAAGCAATGCCCCTACCAATTCCGAAGGATAACGAAAGCAAGGAAGGCTTTATCGGTCGTTGTATGTCCAACAACGAGGCCAATGCAGAGTTCCCCGATACGGCTCAACGGCTTGCCGTTTGTGGCTCAACGTGGGAGAATCACAAAAGGCAGCAGTTCGAGTCTTACTCCGACTACGGTCAAGAGATTCGCTCCAATGCCAAGCGAGGGATAGAACTCAACGAAAGGAACGGGAACAAGTGTGCTACTCAAACAGGCAAGGTCCGGGCGCAGCAACTTGCCAACGGGGAAGCCATCTCGGTGGAAACCATCAAGCGGATGCACTCCTACCTATCAAGGGCAGAAACCTACTACGACAATGCAGACGACACCTCCGACTGCGGTTACATCTCGTACCTACTTTGGGGAGGCAAGTCGGCTCTCTCTTGGAGCAGGAACAAACTTCGGGAACTTGGCGAACTCAAAGGCTAAGGATGACGAAGCCCAAGTGCAGGCTCGGATGGATTCGCTCATGATGGTCATTACAACCCTGTGCGACTGCATCGGAGCGGTGGACGATTCCAATGCCCCGAACCAGTACGAAGTGAAAATGAAAATCGTAAACAAGATAAGCGACCTAATCGACAAAATCGAATACTAATGCAACGAGTACCCATAGGCACAATCAAGAACAACCCGAACAACCCAAGGGTCATCAAGGACGACAAGTTCAAGAAACTCGTGCAGTCTATCAAAGACCTGCCCGAAATGGCCGAGGTTCGCCCTGTTGTGGTTAATACCGATATGGTCGTGCTTGGGGGTAACATGAGGCTCAAGGCCATGCGTGAGGCTGGATGGAAGGACGTGCCGATTCAAGTCGTGGATTGGGACGAAGACAAGCAAAGGCAGTTCATTATCAAAGACAACGTAAGCGGAGGGGAATGGGATTGGGAGATGCTTGCGAATGAATGGGATACCGAGGAACTGCAAGAGTGGGGTCTTGACCTGCCCGACTTTGACAACGCCAAGGAACTGGAAGCGGAGGAAGATGACTACGAGATGCCTGACGAATTAAAGACCGACATCGTGCTGGGCGACCTGTTCGAGATTGGCCCGCATCGTTTGCTTTGTGGGGACTCAACGGATAGCGATGCCGTTGCGAAGTTGATGGATAATAAAAAATGGGATTTAATGGCAACAAGTCCGCCGTATAATCAAGGGGAAAGTAATGGAGACTTGATGCATACAAAAGGACTTGGCGTTGGCAAAAAACAAGCAAGTCTGTATAATCAAAAGAATAGCGACAATAAAACGGCTGAAGATTATTACAAATTTTCAATAGATATACTCAAAACATCTTTTGTTTTTAAGAACGATGAATCTCATGCGGTTTGTTGGAATATCGCATATAATTCAAAAAGTCGAGACGATTATGGTAAAATAGTCTTTTCAAATGATAATCCATATAGAGTAAAAGAAACCTTAATTTGGGATAAAACTCACTCTATAAATCTGCCTCAAATTGGGATATATTCAAGAAGATGCGAATTTGTTTTTGTAATGAGCAGTAATGAGAAATACAGGACAAGTCAAACATATAATGACTGCCGTTGGAATTATTGGCAAATAAAATCATCGGGGTCTCAAATTACTGGAGAGAGCATAGAACATAGGGCCGCATATCCCGTTGAATTTGCGTCTAAAATGGTTAGTGATTTTTCGTTAGAAAGTGATTTAATCTATGAACCATTTACAGGAAGCGGAACTACAATGGTCGCAGCCCACCAACTCAACCGCAAGTGCTACGGCATGGAACTTGACCCGAAGTACTGCCAAGTCATCGTGGATAGGATGATTAAACTTGACCCGACCTTGGAGGTCAAGAGAAACGGACTGCCGTACAAAACAGAGATTAATCAGTGAATCCCAACCCTGATATATCGAACCTCAATCCATTCAAGAAGGGGCAGTCAGGCAACCCCAATGGTCGTCCACGCAAGTACGTCAGCACCTTGGTTGACCAAGGATACAAGCGGTCCGAAATCAACGATACCATCCAAAACATGATGGCGATGACTTTGGAGGAAGTAAAGGCGGTTTGGGACAACCCAACGGCAACGGTCCTCGAAAAGACCATCGCCTCGGCCATCCGCAAGTCCATCGAGAAGGGAACGCTCTACTCCATGGAAACGCTGCTATCACGGGTGTACGGTCAACCCAAGCAGGAGGTCGCTGCAACAATATCGCCTCAACCAATATGGCAGGGCGTAAAACTACAAGTTGACACCAACCACAACGGCAATCAAGATTGATGGATTCCGCAAGAGAGTCCGAATAGTCCAAGGCGGTTCATCGGCAGGCAAGACCTTTGCCATCCTGTCCCTGCTCTACTCCTATGCAGCCAACCCCGAATGCGGTCCGCTTGAGATTTCGGTAGTTTCCGAATCCATCCCCCACCTTCGCAGGGGTGCGCTCAAGGACTTTCTTAAGATGCTCAACATGACAGGGCTTTACCAAGAGGAACTTTACAACCGAACCCTGCTCCGATACGACTTCCCGCATGGCTCCTACATCGAGTTCTTTTCCGCTGACCAGAGCGACAAGATGCGAGGGGCAAGGAGGGACGTGCTGTTTGTGAACGAGGCGAACAACATCACATGGGAAGCCTATCACCAACTGGCAATCAGGACAAGGACCGCTATCTACATTGACTACAATCCAGTCCGAGAGTTTTGGGCGCATACCGAATTGATGCAGGACATCGATGCGGAGTTCCTGCTCGTTACCTACAAGGACAACCAAGCCCTTGACCCTGCCATCATCCGAGAGATTGAAAAGGCCAAGACCAAAGCCGAAACGTCTGCGTATTGGGCGAACTGGTGGAAGGTCTATGGACTTGGTCAGGTCGGGACGCTTCAGGGTGCGATATACGAGGACTTCGAGGTGGTGGAGGGTATCGATGTCAGCCGTGCGAAATTCGTCGCCCTTGGGCTTGACTGGGGCTTTAGCAACGACCCAACCGCACTCGTAGCAATATATCGCCAAGGGGACTGCCTGCTCATCCAAGAACTACTGTACTCCACGGGCCTTACCAACCAAGACATCGCAGACAAGTTGCGGTCGCTGGGCATCACCCGGGCTTGGGAAATCGTGGCCGATTCAGCAGAACCGAAGTCCATTGAAGAAATCTACCGTCTTGGCTTTAACATCAAGCCGGCGGAGAAAGGCCCCGACTCGGTTCGGAACGGGATAGACATCCTGAAACGCTTTAAATTGCAGGTGACCAAGGACTCCACCAACCTTATCAAGGAACTACGCTCCTACACTTGGGCGACCGACAAGGAGGGCAAGAACACAGGGGTTCCGATTGACTCGTTCAACCACGCCTGCGATGCGATGCGGTATGTGGCACTCAACAAGTTAAGGGTCAGTAATTCAGGAAAGTATGTTGTTGTGTAACTTTGCCCCATGAACCCCGAACGCATCCTTGACCTGCTAATCGAAATCGGGAAGACGGTTGCAGCCATTTTCTTCATCATCACCCTTCTAACCCTCCTTTGGACTTTATGAAAGTCGTTCACTACTACCACATCTACTGCGGAGGGAACTGGCAGTTAATCCTGAATCAGCACATGATGGCGGTCTGCAACTACGGCCTTATCGGGGTCTTGGATGAGATAAGGGTCGGCATCGTCGGTCCACCCGAACAACGCAAAGCGGTTAAGGAGGTGCTGGAAGGTTCAATGGTGGCCGATAAGGTCAAGGTTGTGGTTACCCGGACCAACGCTTGGGAGCAGGCGACCCTGACCGAAATGTACTGGGCAAGTCAGGAAGAGGAAGCCGTCTACCTCTACGCCCACACGAAGGGGGCTGCGAATCCATCCTTGACCACCCAACTATGGGGGAGGTCCATGTTGTTCTTCAACGTGGTCGCTTGGGAGCGGTCCATGCAAATGCTGGAGCAGGTCGATGCCGTAGGCTGCCATTGGATAACCAAAGAGCAGTTCCCACACATGGCCGATGCCAACAACCCCGAAGGCTACCCCTACTTCGGGGGCAACTTTTGGTGGGCCAAGTCAAGCCACATCAAGGAACTCGGTGAGCCTGCAAGGGACCACCGATTCCAAGCCGAGCATTGGATAGGAAAGAAACCCGACACCAAGGTCTTTGATTCCAACCCCGGCTGGCCTTCACCCGAACGCTTTGTCATAACCTTCTAACCATGTACCAACACATCCCCACCAACCGACCTATCACGGGAATCGAGATAGGCGTATGGGAAGCCCACAACTCCGTGAGGCTGCTTGACAAATTCCCGAACCTGCACATCACGCTAATTGACCCGTTTGAGGGCTATCAAGATTGGTGGGGCTTTATTGATGGAAGCACAATGAAGGGCCACGAATACATTGCCTTTGAGCGATTGAAGCCCTACGTTGACCGTGTCAATATTATTAAGCACTTTTCGGACAAGGCTTTGGAGTTTATTGCCGATGAATCCTTTGACTTCATTTACATCGATGGAGACCATTCCTACAAATGGGCCTTGCACGACATCACCAACTATTGGGCCAAGGTCAAACCGGGCGGTGTGCTATGCGGACATGACCGTTCCCTTTCGGGGGTAGCCCAAGCCCTTGCAGAGTTCGGTAAACCTTTCACCCCAAGCGAAGAACCACAAAGCGATTCTTGGTACATCTTGAAGCCATGAGGTTACTCGCCAACATCGCCTACCACCACAACCCCGAAAGGCTGCCAAACCTCATCCGGGTAATCGAGGCTATCAAGTCCTACCCGGTGCAGGCCGATATCTTCGTGGACACCAACGACCCCGAAGTCGTGGGGCTACTTGCGGACCAACCCGTAACGGTTCACGCTCACACGCAACTCTCGCACCCTTGGATGCTGACTGCGGTCCATCGGACTCGCATCAAGGAAACCTACAAGTACTTTGACTGGGTGGCCTACTTTGAGGACGACATGATGCTGCCCAAGGAGGGGTTCGTAAACTTCACGGAGCGGTTCGATTCGATGTTTGCTGATGGCCTGTACCCGTCCTTTACCCGCATTGAAACCTACGACGACAAGGAAGGCGAATGCACTCCCGACGTGAACGAGGTCCTGCCCAGTTCGGTGTGGTGTCAGTATAACGGCAAGGACTACGTCAGCCTGCCTTATTACATCAACTATCACGCTTTTTGGATGTTCAGCGTCAAGAGGCTCAAGGAGGTACTGACCCGAAGCCCCGAAGAACTCGACAAAATCCCCGACAACGGTCTATTCAGGGAGAGCCTTGCGTCCTTCCCGATTTGGTCATTGAATCTAAAGCCGATGCTGGAATTTACGGAGCAGGGCGAACTGGCAGAGCATTGCAAGGTCTTCCACCTAACGAACAACTACAAGCACGGAAGCACCAACATTAAAACCCTGTTTAAGCGATGAAACACGACAACATCTTTGGCTGGTCAAACATGGAAAATCAAGGTCAACTGCTTCAGTTAATTCTTGACGAAATGCCTCCCCAAGAAAAATACCACATGGCTGAAATCGGGGTCTACCTCGGTCGTGGCACGGCCATCTTTGACGAGGTTTTTGTCAGCAGGGGGCTTGATTACAAGTTGGTAGCCATTGACCACTTTGAAGGCTCGCCTGAACACAAGGCGA